ATACGAAGGAAAGGATTGGTATAAGGAAGGTAGTAAATGGGAAGGAGAAAAGGAGAGTTCAGTAGGTAGATTTCCAGCCAACATAATCTTTGATGAAGAAGCAGGTAAGATACTTGATGAACAGAGTGAATCAGCTTCTCGTTTCTTCTACTGTCCTAAAGCATCAAAGAAAGATAGGAATGATGGATTAGATATAGTAGAACAAAAGAATAACAGACCAATAGGAACTGCATTTACAAAAGATGATAATTTATTTGACCAGAAAGTAAATAACTTTCACCCAACAGTCAAACCAACTGATTTGATGGCATACTTGGTAAGATTAGTAACACCCAAAGGAGGAACAGTCCTTGACCCATTTATGGGTAGTGGTTCAACTGGTAAAGCATCTGTAAGAGAAGGAATGGATTTTATCGGTATAGAAAGAGAGAAAGAGTATATGAAGATAGCAAAGACAAGAATAGAACACGAACAAGGGAAACATAAACATAGAGAGTTTTTCGAATAAGGAGTACAAATGAGACAAACTAAAAAGCAAAAACTTCTAAAGGCATTAGAAGATTCACATGGAGTAGTTACACAAGCGTGTAGGAAAGCTAATATATCTCGTGCTCATTATTATCGTTGGTGGAATGAAGATGATAAGTTTAGAAAAGAATGTGATGATATACAAGAACAAGCAGTTGATTTTGTAGAATCGCAATTGTTTAAACAAATCAAAGATGGTAACATCACAGGCCAAATCTTTTATTTAAAGACCAAAGGTAAGAATAGAGGATACATTGAGAAAACACAGATACAACAAGAAACAACAGGAAGTATAACATTTGATTTTAACTAAAGATGAGTAATAAAATATACAATGAAAGTTGCTTAACTACAATGCAACGATTAGAAGATAATACAATTGATTTAGTAATAACATCTCCACCATATGATAATATGAGAAAATATGGTGATGGTAAGAACTATCATCAAAGATTAAAAGATACAGGCTATTCTTTTGATTTTGAGAATATAGCAAAAGAACTTACAAGAACTATAAAAGAAGGTGGAGTTATTATGTGGAATGTTCAAGACCAAACAATAAAAGGTTCAAGGACAGGAAATAGTATGAGACAAGCACTTTACTTTATGGAAGAATGTGGGTTATTCATGCATGACCATTTGATATGGTATAAGACAGGAACTCCCTTTCCTTCTCCTTATCGTTATAGAAATGTATGGGAAAATATGTTTATCTTCTCAAAAGGAAAACCAAAACACTTTGACCCAGTCTTAAGGAAAAACAAAACCGGTGGTGATACTAGAAAAAGAAGAAGAGAAAGAAACCACAATGGTGAATTGGTAATGCAACAAAGAGAAATTAAGATTAAAGAATGGGGTATAGATGATAATGTATGGAAAATATCTAATCATTTTAAAAGAGGTGATAGAAAAAGAATAGAGAACCACCCAGCAATAATGCCAGAAGAAATGGTTAAAAGACATATACAGAGTTGGAGTAAGAAAGGTGATTTGGTTTATGACCCATTTAGTGGTAGTGGAACAACAAGTAAAGTTGCAATAGAAATGGGTAGAGATTATATTGGTAGTGAAATAAATACAGAATACTATAATGCTAGTTTAGATATAATCAAAGAAGTAGAGAGTAAGTTAAAATGGTATGAAGTATAAAGGATTTAAACCTTATGAATTTCAAAAACAAATAATAGATGATATCCTTACTAAAGATGATATGTTCTACACTATGGTATGTGGGCGCCAGATTGGTAAAACTTTACTTCTTATTAATATGCTACTATATTATGGTATTAATAAGCCTCGTACTACCTTATTGTGGGTATCTCCTTTTTACTCAATGGGTGTAAAGGTTCTATCTCAGATAATAGATGCCATTGAATTTACACCAATAGTAAAAGAAGCAAATAAGAGTGAGAAGATTATATCTTTGGTAAATGGTACAAGAATATACTTTCGTTCAGCAGAGAAGCCTGAAACTATACGAGGATTAAGTATAGATTATGCTTTCTTAGATGAAGCACAAGATATTAGTGATGATGCCTTTAACAAAGCTATCTTACCTACTTTAACTGCTAAAGGAAAGAAATGTTTGATAGCAGGTACACCTAAATCAAAGAATTGGTTTTATCAATACTTCCAAAGAGGAGAAGAACCTAACTACAATTCTTATACAGCCCCTTCTTCTATCTCACCATTTGTATCAGAACAATTTTTAGAAGAACAAAAGCAATCTCTTCCACCTTCTATATACGAACAAGAGTTTGAAGCTAAATGGCAGAGTGGTGATGGTGAGGTATTCTCTAACATAGATGGCGTTTGTATTTTAGATGATTGGATATCTACAAGAGATAGAACGTATGGTGGTTTAGATATTGGAACAAAACAAGATTATTCTGTATTAACGATTTTAGATAGGAATGGTAGAACATTACATATCTGGCGAGAAAGAGGCTTAGAGTACACGCAAATCGTTGATAAGGTGGTCTATCTATGCAATCAATACAAAACAGAATTACTTATAGAAGCTAACTCTATGGGAGATGTTGTATATGAGATGATAAGAAAGAAATATAGAAATGTAAAACCTTTCATTACTACTAACACATCTAAAGAAAATATAATAAGAAGATTGATATCTGATATACAAGATTCTGTATTAGAGCTACCTTCTCCTAATTTATTCCAACACTTATACAAAGAACTACAAATGTTTCAGTACAAGTATCTACCAAGTGGTAAGGTATCTTACGAAGCAATGAGTGGAGCGCATGATGATTGTGTAATGTCTTTAGCTATCTGCAATTGGAATAGAATAGAAAACCCTACAAGTAAAAAGATTCACATAGGTGGATTGAGGTAATATACCAAATTTAATTACAAAATATAATATCTTATAAGATAAACAATATGAGCAAGAAAAAATTAGTAACGGTAAAGATTCCAGAGGTTATAACGGTAGAACAATACCAAAACTTTGGAACGTTAGACCATTTAACCCAAACACAAAGAATAATCAGAATAGTATCTGCTATCTCAGGCTATAAAGAAGAACAAGTGGGTAAATGGAAAGTTAACTATCTTTTTCAGATATACAAAGATTTACAAAGTAGAATAGCAGAGTTAGAGCCTGTGTTCTTACCAATCTTTGAATGGGAAGGAGTAACTTGGGGTTTCCAACCTTTACACAAGATGTCTGCTGGTGAGTATATTGATTTAGAAGCAAGGATGAAAGATGGTGTAGATAAAATCAATGAAGTGTTAGCTATCTTATACAGACCGATAACAGAACATAAGTTCGATGGGTTAGAGTGGAAAATAAAATCTAATTACAAATACGCATTAGGTAAGACAGAATCTTTGTTCAAGTATTATAAATTAGAAGATTACGATGTAGAAAAACGAGAGTGGAGAAAAGAACAATTCAAATCACTTCCAATCAATCTAGCATTAGGTGCTTACAATTTTTTTTTGTTCGTAGGTCTGAGATACTCAAAAGATTTAGAAATCTCTTTCCAGAAAATATACGAGACGATGACGGAGGAGGAGAAGAAGAAGCTAAATCAATTGCTGAGCACTACCAATGGTTCTTTACACTCTACCACCTCGCAAAAGATGGAGGAATCCTCAATCTTACAGGAGAAAAAAGAGTAAGTGATGTTAACTTCGTTACGATGTTAAACTATTTATCATTGGAAGAAGAGATAAACAAAGAAGAAAGAAGAGAACAAAAAAGGGTACAACAACAAAATAGTTGGAAATAAAAAATGATAAATTATCAAGAAATAGTAAATTTATTTGAATTAGCGGTAGGAGAGAATAAGTTCTACAAAGGGTTCGGACATGGTTCAATAGATAACTTAGATTCAGCAGTTAACAGAGGGTATCCTCTTTTCTTTATGAGGCCCTTATCATCACCTGGTCTAACAGGCCAAGATGGTAGAGTAAGAACTTTAACGTTTGAGTTTTATTCGTTAGATGTTCCTAAACTAGCAGATAACGATAGAAGAATATCTCTTTCAAATACAGAGCAAGGTATATACGATGTTTATGGTTACATATTAGATGGGCCTGTTCAGTATGATTTCGATATGTCATTTATAAACATCGTACCTTTAATAGAAGCCTTTGGTGATAAAGCAGCAGGATGGGTAGCAACAATTAATTTAGAATCAACAGCAAGTGGAATAACTTACTGTGATATACCAACATAATGGAAAAAATAAACGGAGTACTTAAGGAATACGCAAGAGTCTTGGAAGAAGCATTGGTAGATGGTATCATCGAAAATGATTTAGTTCAAACAGGCGAGTTAGGTAGAAGCGTTCGTGTAAATTATGATGAGCAAAAAGAAATCTTTACTATTCGTATGGAAGATTACGGATATTACCAAGATAGTGGTGTAAGTGGTACAGAGGTAAGACAACCAAAGAACCCTGAATCTCTTTTTAACCCTGGCCAATTTCGTTCATCTGTTATTGGAGGTCCTCTTCCATTCCCTGTCAGAAAATCAATAGCAAAGAAAGGATTTAGACCAAGACCATTTATTAATACAGCAGTAGTAAGAACTTCTGCTAATTTAGAACAACCCCTTTTAGAAGCAGGTGCAGAAGATATAGATAACTTAATATTAGATATATTTAGAACCAACGGAGCAATAGTATAATGAATTCAGTAAATATAACCTTAGACCCAACCTATGTTAGTGTATCCAAGAACCCAATGGTATTTGTGGTTAGTGGTTCTAACATAGATGAATTTCAATATCAGTATGTGTTAGATGTAAGAACTTTTCCTGATAACACATTAAGAACAAGAATAAAACAATTTGCTAATCCATCAGGCGTAGCAGTATTTGATGTAGCTCATGTAGTAGATGAGTATATAACTCCACAAACAGATTATCTAACTATTACTGAGATTGATAATTTATTAGCTGATGGTGAGTATCAACAATTTAGAATAACAGCAGGAGAGGAGTATGGTACATCTCCTTCTTCATCAGTAACTCTTTATGATGGGAGTGGTGGTATAGGAGTACCTAACGTTACTGGCTCAAATGTAATCAATGGAGTTTATACTGCTTTCGCAGGAGCATTAGATATTACACCAGGCATATCAACTGGCGCTGGTGGAGGTTGGAACTTTGGTGATTACTTTGATATCAATTCTGGTCAGTATATGATGACCTCTTTACCTTCATCTACTTATAAAGCATCAGCCTTAAATCATAAGATGGGTAGAAATGATTACGCACTCTTACCAGTCTTTGATGCACAGACAGATATATCAAATAACAATACAGTTGTACAATTATATAATTCAAGTAATTCTATAATAGCATCTACAACATTAGGAAGAAGTTCTGCAGGAAGATATCTAAATTACTTACCTGTTGGTACACAAAATATGATTGATGGTGGGTTCTTTACACAAGCACAAGTAAATCAAGCAGCATGGATGAGAGTTAGGAATACTGCAACTACTGCAATAGATAAGTGTTATACAATAGAACCTTGTACAAACAATTACGAAAGAAGAAACTTTTTGTTTGTTAACAAATGGGGATTGTGGGAAAACTATGGTATGAACTTGCCAATAAGAAGAAATACAAACATTACAAGAGATGAGATAACGAAAACAAACATTCCTTGGTCATCTCTAACAGGCACGAACTCATATGATAGAAGAGGTAAGGAAGCTTACAACCAATCATTTGATGATAGATACCAAATCACTACACCTTTTATAACAGGCGATGAAGCTCAGTTGGTAACAGAACTAATTGAATCACCACAAGTGTTTTTACAATATAATACTTTAGATATGGGATTAGGAGTTGAACTTTCTAAAACATTTATACCTGTTAACATTATGAACTCATCATATACTGCTAAAACAAATAACTTACAGAAAGCATTTCAATACAATATAGAATACAAATTATCTAACGATAGACCTAACAATTAAGATATGAGTGTTATAATAAGGGTAATATACGAAGATATAACTTACGATTTAGATATTGAATCCCAATCTCCTATTCGTTTAGATGTATCTGCTATTGAGAATACTGAAATCGGAGAGTTCTTCGGTGTTGGTTCTCAAAACTTTACATTGCCTGGCACTAAAACTAACAACTCATTCTTTAAACACGCTTATAACGTTGGAGCAGATGATGTACCAGCCTTTTCTAATACGATTGATGGTATGATAGTATCTAACTCTCAAACTATCTTAAAAGGGCAATTACAACTTATAGAGGTTATCAAAGATGAGAAGGGATATGTAAACTATAAGTGTACAATGACTGATGAGGTAGTACAGTTTAAAGATGCTATCCAAAACAAACTTATCAAAGATGCTGATTGGTCTCAATATACTCACACCTTAGATACAGGCTCTATTATAGATTCTTGGTCTAATAATTTATTAAATGGTGATGTTTTTTATCCTTTAGCAGATTATGGAATAGATGATCCAGAGAACCAAGGAAACTTTCCTATTTATGGTTTCTCAAATGGTGGTTCGGGTACTTACTTTGATAATCCCTTAACACCGATTAAACCTCAACAATTCTTACCTGCAGTTAGAGCTAAAGCAGTATTAGATTTAATTGCTGCTCAAGCAGGATTTTCAACTTCTGGTGATTTTATCAATAGTGGTAATTTTTCTAACTTAATGATTTTACCTAAAGGGCAAGAAGAAATGGGTATTGTTGTTAGTGGTTCAGAACAACCTACTGGTTATGCAATCAATGATTATAATCAAGTTCTATCAGCACAATCAGGTCCTGCAATTGGAGAGAAGTTAGCTGCTAATACTATTGTAGTAGATCCTGTTGGTAAATTTAATGTAAGTGGTTCTCAAGGATATGTGTATTATGAAGCAGATGGTGTTGGAACTTATGAAGCAGCTGCACAGATTGGATTCTTTAACCCAATGTCATTCTCACAAGGTGAAGTACAAGTAGATTTAAAATTAGTAAGAGGTAGTTTCCCCTTTTCCTCAACAGTAATTGCAACACAAACTAATTCATTCAAATCAACAGATGGTTTCCAAACATTTACAATGAATGTAGGTGGTTCTTGGAATTCTTCTACAAGTGAAGATGTATGGGTGTATGTAGATTATTATCAACTATCTGGTACTCCATCACTATACAATAATTTAAATTTAATCGGATTTAATTCTAAATTAGAAGTAACAGTAGCGCCTGCAAACTTTGTTGGAGCTACCGTTGATATGTCATTACAATTTCCTTCTGATTTAAAATCTATTGATATCTTGACTGGTTTAATAAAACAATTTAACTTAATTGTTTATCCTCACGAAACAGAAGATAGAACAATTGTGTTTGAACAGTTTGATAAATGGATTAGAGAAGGTGAGAAAAAAGATTGGACTGATAAATGGGATACAGCAGAGAGAGTAGCAATAAACCACACCGTAGATGAAGAACCTGCGGAATTGTTGTTTAGTAACGCAGATGATAATGATAGATTCTCAGTAGAAGCAAAAGAAAGTGAACCTTACTACCAATATGGTACTTTAAGAGTTCTTGCAGATAATAACGTATCACAAGGTAAACAAGAAATAAAAAACTCATTTGCTCCCGTAGTATTAGGTGGGCCTTTTATTTATGATTCTGAAAAAGCAGATGGTACTCCTACATACAATATTGATTTAGGTTCATCATTTGGTTTCCCACACTTATATAAGTTTGATAATAACGGATTAAAATCTTATAAGTTTAAACCAAGATTAGGATATAAAGTAAATAATAGTTTACCTTCTGGCTCTCAAATAGTAATTGGTAATGATGCATCTGATAAAACTATTCTTAGTGGATTTGATAGAGTTGGAACTATTGCTAATGTAAATGGTTTAGCAGCAAGAGATGGTGATGCTGATTTACATTTTAACAATACCTACTTTAAGTTTGTAGGACCTGGTCTAAACTTGGGTAATACTGAATCTAACTTTGATGTTTATTGGAAAACTTACATAGATTCTTTATATTGGGATGGTAACAGAAAAGTAACACTCGATATCTTATTCTCAGCTGATGAGTATAAGGATATAAAGTTAAATGATATTATCTTTATTAAAGACCAACAATATAGAATAAATAAAATTAGTGGATTAAACGTAGTAAAAGATGATGTAGTAACAGTAGAACTTATTCGTTTATTCCCAGCTTATTATCAGAATAACCCTGATTGTGATTTCTCTGTTAATGCTACTCAATTAGATTGTGATTTTACATTTGAAGCAATTGCAGGAGCTACACCAACACCTACTCCTTCTCCTACACCTATACTTGACCCATGTGTTCAATATTCAATTCGAAATAATTCTGATGGTACTGTTATAGTTAATTGGAATTGTTGTGAAGGTGGTGAACAAACAAATACAATGACTCAATCAGGTGGTGGTACTGGTAATGGTATGTTATTCTCAAGTAGAGCGTATCCAAGTATTACAGGAAGTACTACTGGTCCAACAGATAGATATATAGTTGATATATTAGATACCGTAACTATGGGTGTAAATGATGTGAGTCAGACTATAGCACAAGATTTAATAGTAAGCGGTTCAAATCCAGCTCCTAATAGTAAATTCTATTATTCATATATTGATACTGGTTCTTGTGATTGGACATGTGGTGAGTTTATATTAGATACAGGTATTGAAACTGAATTTCCAATTACTGCAATGTCTGGTTCAATTAAGATGTTTACTGATAATGGTGGAACTCAAGAACTCACAAAATTTAGAGTAGTTAATTCATTCTCTCATAGTTGTGATTTAGGACCTACACCTACACCAGTACCATCTCCTACTCCAACGCCAACGGCTACAGCAGGACCAGTAACACCTACTCCTACACCTGTACCAACAGCAACACCTCTACCAATATTCTCTTATACTGGTTTAGCTGATTACTCTAATTACCAAGGTGCTTGTAGTAGTTCTAATGAAGTAACGATTTACACAAGAGGAGAAATAACATCTGCATCAATTGCATATGAAGATTCAGCTGCAACAAATGTATTTGATTTCTACAAATTCTTTATTGATGAAGCAACAGGTATTGGATATGAGTTTGTAGACCCTAACACAACAGGTCAGATAATAGATTTATTAGATGATGCTTGTAACGTAGAAGTATTTAACTTATACATTGACTTTAACGAATATGATGCTTGTGCAGAATCAGTAACTAATATTGTTTATGCAGAGCCAGGTTCTACTTTATCTAATGGTACTATTCTTTACGAAGATATCAACTTAGAATATTCTTGGTATGGACAAACATCAACTGAAATTAAATTTATTGAGAGTGGTTCAGACCCAAGACAAATTTATTACAACACAGCAACAGGTGTATCTGCTAGTGGTACTGATGTATGTTTCACAGTTAACTCATTCGATGGATGGGATTCTACGGCAACTACTCCACCTCCAGCTTACTGTGGTGATACTGATGAAACATTCTTCTTACAAGATACTGCATCAATTGGAGATAATATCTTTACAGATGCTGATTTAACTGACCCAATCTTCACAGGTGAGAAGTTTGTTTACAACGATGATGCAAATGAATTATATGTAATGAGTGGTTCTACTGGTGGTGATGGTAGTGGATGGGTAATTGGAGAGATTACTTCTTCTTACTGTACACCAGCAACACCTACACCATCTCCAACACCAGCTCCTATTGTAACTCTATTCACAGCATCTTACGCATATAGTTCTTGGGATAACGCTTGTAACAACCCTGATGGTACAGGTTCATTATACCACGCACAGATTTGGAATGGTACAGCACCAGCAGGATATGAAGAATTTATTTACGAAGATGCTGCATTAACTAATATCTTTGATTTCTACATTTATGTTGTAGATACAACAACAGGTCTTGGTTATGAAATGGATGACCCGAATACAACAGGTAAGATATTCGCAACTCAATCACAAGTTTGTAATCCTAATACAGCAACAATTCACTACTCATTCAATGAGTATCAGGCTTGTGCAGGAACACTTACAACTACTAAGTTCATGGATCCAGGCAAGAATTGGGGTGATAGTGGTGTTGTTCTTTACGATAACTTTGATAGAACACAAGTATTCTCTACACTTGCTAACGAATACGTTTCTACATCTTCATTAGATAGAAGTATCTACGAATATAGTGGTGGAGTTCTTGTTGATACAGGCGTAGATTGTTATACATCATCATTCTTTAGAGGTGAAGATTATACATCTACTTCTTCTCCACTACCAATTACTTGTGGTGATGATTCAGAAATATTCTATACTCAGAACGCACCTCAGATTGGTTCTGTAATTTATGAAGATGCAGCGTTTACTAATCCAATCTTTACAGGAAACAATTGGGTTTATAATGATTCTGCAGATGAACTATATCACATGAGTGGTAGTACTGGCGGAGATGGAAGTGGCTGGGTTATCGGTGAAATTACATCATCAGTATGTACACCACCTACTACACCAACACCTACACCGAATGTACAATCGTACACGATGCAGAGAGGATATGATGCAGCAACACAAACTTGTGGTACTAATTTTGGACAACAGACTGTTTATACGAACGGACCTATAACGACTGGTTCTATAATGTATGATTCTTCTGCTCTAACTAATAACGTTGATTTCTATGAGTATTACAGAGATATCAATACAGATATAGTATATGAATCAAGTACTCTGACTGGTGAGGTAATTGATGTGTTAGGAACAGGTATATGTGCTACCCCAACTCCTACACCATCTCCTACTCCAACGCCAACGCCTACTCCAACACCATCACCTACACCATCGCCAGGCCAATGGTACACTATTGAAGTTCGTTCTTGTCCTTCTTATGGTACTATAACTTATAGAAACTGGTTCGGTGATATAAATAATTTCTGTGGATATTGTTCTTATTACGAATCAAGTACAGATACTTGTTGGGAACCATTTAATTTAATAACATATAATTCATCTTATCCTCTGTTACCTTTAGGTGATATATATCCTAATTGTTCAACCTGTTT